GATGATGCTGCAGGAGTAAAGGCCGCAATAGGTGATGTACTTCAACAAAAAGTGATGGTATCATTGGAAAGTAAGAAAAAAGATTTCGCTAAAACTTTTTTAACTAAACCAAATACAGACTCGAAAGAGCCGGAAAGTTCAGGGGTAGAAGATGGCAGCAGAGACACAAGTACTACGTGATTGCGAAAAGAAATACATAGCAAAGTTTTTTTCAGATGCATCAGAATCAGATGTTAAGAAAATAGATTTATCGACACTTGCTTGGGCAAAACACACAATGACCTTGTCTGGAGCATCAACAGAAAACTTTAAAATTGGTGAAGTAATAACAGTAGGGAGCGCAGAAACGTTTCTTGTTACTGGATTTACTAGTGGTGCAACCACATTAGAAGTTGTTGGATGGGATAATACAAACAAAAAAGCAACCTCAATCGATACAGGTTCATCCAATGGAGATGCAATTAGTGGTGGAGTATCAGGATCACATACAGAAACCCTCGCAAATAGTGGTAACTTGATAGGTCTAGAGTGGAATGTATTAGTTACTAAGATAATGTGGATTACGAATGGTTTACAAGTTGCTATTGAATGGGATGGATCAACCGCAGAAAAATATATTGCAGAATTAAGTGGTAATGGTAGTTGGTCTATGTCAAATATGGAATGGCCAGGAATACCAATAAACGCAACTGGTGATACCTCTGAAGTTTTGGGAGATATTCAATTTTCCACAACCGGACATGGTTCAGGTGATTCATATACAGTTATAATGGAATTGAAGAAACAGGCACCAGGCTTTGACATCCCAGCTTACGAAGAAAATACTAAGTTAGGATTTAAAGTTGACTACTTAAAAGGTAATTTCACATGATAGGAGAAATTTAATGAGACTTATATGCGAACAATTAGAAAATGTAGAATTTATATGTGAAGGCGCCGGAAAAGCAAAGAATTATTTCATTGAGGGTGTATTCATGCAAGCCAATGTGAAGAATCGGAATGGTCGAGTATATCCAAAAACAATTCTTCAAAAAGAAGCTAAAAGATACGAGCAAAATTACATTTTACAGAAACGCGCATTCGGTGAATTAGGACATCCAGAAGGCCCGACTGTCAATCTTGAAAGAGTTTCCCACATGATTACAGAGTTAAAAGAGGATGGAGACAATTACGTAGGTCGAGCCAAGATTATGGATACCCCTTATGGTAAAATTGTAAAGAACCTTATCGATGAGGGAGCCCGTTTGGGTGTCTCATCCAGAGGAATGGGCTCCTTAAAGCCCGTAGGTCGCAATTGTAGTCACGTACAAGATGATTTTTATCTTGCAACAGCTGCAGATATTGTTGCTGATCCTTCTGCTCCAGCGGCATTTGTCAATGGAATTATGGAAGGAAAAGAATGGATATGGGATAATGGTATTTTAGATGAACGCCATATTGCCCGAATCGAAAAAGAAATGAAAATAACTAGTCAAAAGCAATTAGATCAATATCAACTAAAAGCCTTTGACCAGTTTATGTCAAGTTTATAAAATTACTAAATAATACACAAACATAAAGTAATATACTTTAATTATCAAAGACTAGGAGATTTAAATGTCTGAAGAAATTTTGAACAAAGAGTCTGAGGAAATGACAGAAGAAGAACTAGCTGAAAAGCGGAGAGCTGCTGCTGAACAAGATTCTTCAGACGAAGAAGAGGATGAAGAAGAAGTAGAAGAAAGTAAAACTTCTAAAGCCTCAGTTAAAAAAGAAGAAGATGACGAAGAAGATGAAGAAGAGCCTGAAGTAGCAGAAGGTAAATCTTCCGTTAAAAAAGAAGAAGAGGAAGAGGGGGATGAAGATGAAGAAGAGGTTCCCGCAGAATCTAAAAAAGCAAAAAAAGAATCTGTAATTCCTTCAACTAAAAATCAAATGTTGAAAAACATCTATGATGAAGTTAACAAAATGTTGAAAAGTGATCTTGCTGGTAAATATGAGCAAATCATGGCTTCAACTTCTTTGGAAACTGTTAAAGAAGTCAAAGAAACCCGTACTCAAGCTGCAGTCACAAAGGAAGATATTGGGCCGATTAATGTTCAAGACGACATTGAAGCCTTAACAGCAGGTGAAGAAGGACTTTCTGAAGAATTTAAAACGAAGGCCACGACTATTTTCGAAGCTGCAGTTCATGCAAAAGTTGTCGATGAAGTTAATGCCCGTATGGAACAACAAGCAAAAGAACAAGAAGCTGGATCTAAAGAGTTTCAAAAAGAACTTACAGAAAAAGTTGACGGATATCTTACCTATGTTGTAGAAGAGTGGATGAAGGAAAATGAATTGGCAATCGAAAGAGGAATTCGTTCCGAATTGGTTGAAGATTTCATGTCTGGAATCAAAACCCTCTTCACAGAACATTACATCGACATTCCTGAAGAGAAAGTTGATATGGTTGACGACTTATTCACAAAAGTTGAAGATCTTGAAACCTCTTTGGATGAAGAGATTAATCGTGGAGTAGAACTCCAAAAAGAATTGGCTCAGTTCAAAAAAGATGATGCCCTTAAACAATCAACTTCAGATTTGGCCGATACTGATTCGGAAAAAATCGCTAAGTTGGCTGAAGGTATTGAATTTGAGAACACGGAGCAATACATTGAGAAATTGAATGTCCTTAAGGAGAGTTATTTCCCAAAGACAGATTCAGTTACATCAGAAATTACTGAAACTGATGACACCATCGAATTGACTGAAGAGCAATCTCCAGAAAAAGTTGATGAATCTATGAAACATTATACATCGGCGATAAAACGCTACAATACTTAATTTTAAACCTTATAGGAGAATAATATGTACCTAGCTGAAGACCTTCAGAAAAAGTGGGGTCCGGTTCTTGGTCACGAAGATCTCCCTCCGATTAAAGACAACTATCGGAAAGCCGTAACGGCAGTTCTTTTGGAAAACCAAGAGAAAGCCATGCGGGAGCAGTCCTCACAAGAAGGAATGTTCGGAAATCTTTCAGAAGCGGCTCACGCTAACAAGACCGGCGGTAACGTTGATACCGTTGATCCTGTTTTAATTTCGTTGGTTCGTAGAGCCATGCCTAATCTCATCGCCTATGATGTTTGTGGAGTTCAACCGATGACTGGTCCTACCGGACTGATCTTCGCTATGAAGTCTCACATCACATCTCAGGCTGGTGTAGAAGCGGCTGATTCTGTCGAAGCCGACACATCCTTTTCTGGTAGTGGAACACATTCTGCTAACAGTAACCCTGCACATGCCTCTATGACAACCGGTACTGGTACAGCAACAGCAACACAAGAAGCTGATGTTACAGTATCCGAAATGGCGTTCGCAATTGACAAAGTAACTGTTACTGCTAAGTCCCGTGCACTCAAAGCTGAGTACACAATGGAATTGGCACAGGATCTTAAAGCCGTTCATGGTTTGGATGCTGAAACAGAACTGTCAAACATTCTGTCAAATGAAATTTTGGCTGAAATTAACCGCGAAGTTATGAGAACTATCTACACCAACGCAAAAACTGGTGCAGCTCATAACACTACAGCCGCAGGAACTTTTGACCTTGATACAGATTCAAACGGACGTTGGTCTGTTGAGAAGTTCAAAGGCTTGATGTTCCAGATTGAACGTGAAGCAAACGCAATTGCTAAAGATACTCGCAGAGGAAAAGGTAATGTTCTCATTACTTCTTCAGATGTAGCATCCGCATTAGCAATGGCAGGTCAGCTGTCCGGAGCACCTTCCGGAAATAATTTTGATCCTGATGATTCTGGTTCCACAATGGTCGGAACTTTGAATGGTCGTTTCAAAGTTTTCGTTGATCCATATGCACCAAGTGCAGCAACTAACTATTTCACAGTTGGTTACAAAGGTTCATCCGCATATGACGCAGGACTATTCTACTGTCCTTACGTTCCGTTGCAGATGGTTCGTGCAGTTGGTGAGAATTCATTCCAGCCTAAGATTGGTTTCAAGACACGCTATGGTCTTGTTTCGAATCCTTTCGCGAATGAAACCGGTTCCGCAAATAACGGAGCAGGTGATGGTTCACTTACAGCTAACGCTAACCGCTATTACAGGCACGTTATCGTTGCAAACCTTATGTAATCTTCTTTCTGAAGATGACTTTAAAAGGGTGGGCTTTATGTCCACCCTTTTTTTATGCTTACTAAATATTAGTATAATAATAGAGGTAATTAAATAATATAATATAGGATATAATAATGAATGGAACTATACAAAAAATAGGGATATGGCATTCTAAAATATTTGGATATCTTTCTGAAAAAGCAAAGACCTCAAAGTTTTGGGCAATATTATTAACCCTTGCCGTGCTATATGAAATTGTTGAACACATAGTTTGGCCAATATTAGTGCCGTGGCTAGTGTATTTACAATGGTTTAAATAATGGAAGTAGTGAAATGTTTGAAGGAGATGATGCTCAAGGTATAGATTCTGTTTTTGTACTAGGAAATGGCCCAAGTAGAAAAAACATTGATGTCTCAAAATTAAATGGGACAGTTATAGGATGTAATGCTTGTTATAGAGATTTTACACCTGATGTAATTTGTGCTACTGATGCGGGGATAATGAGTGATATTATTGAATCTGGATATGATGGACAATGTTATTTTACACATAATTCATGGAATCTGTTACCTGAAGAAGCAATTCATTCTTTAAAAAATGGAACAGAACATGAAACATATCGAAGATTTGATTGTGAATATTTTGTATATATTTCAGGACTTGATAATAAAGTATCAAAAACTCAGAGTTACATTATCTGGATTCCTAAAGGAATGGAAAACAAGATAAAAAATATGGGTGAAAAAGTTTACGGATGGTCTACAGGAACTTCAGCATTACACATTGCCTGTCGAGATTTTACTTGTAATGATTATGAAAAAGTTTACTTATTGGGTTTTGATCATCATAACAATTATTATGATAACATTTATGCTGATACAGACCATTATTACAGTAAAGGTAGTAAGGCGGACATCGGCAGCTGGTCTAAAGTAGATGGATGGAAAGCCGAATATAATAATTGGGATAAACAAATTTTTAAAGTTATTGAAGAACATCCCGCTGTACAGTTTATTTGGGTAAATTATTGTGGAGATGATTTTCCAAAACTACCAAATTTATTTTCAAAAGATGAAGAGGAACTATGGCAACGCTAAGTACACAACCTAAAAATATTAATCCGTTAGCGGATGTTCAATTTAAATTTGAAATTGCCGCCTTACCAAACACTTCTTTTTTTCTTCAATCTTGTAATTTGCCGGGTATATCATTAGATGCGGCTTCAATTCCTACTCCCCTACGTACAAATCTTTCTCGACATACTGGTATTGTAACCTATGAGGCACTTGATATAACTTTTATGATCGATGAATATTTAAAAAATTGGCAAGAAGTATATGAATGGATGATCGGTGATGCAAGTAAATACACAACCTCAGTATTAACTATATTAAGTAGTTCCATGAATCCTACAATGGAAATACATTTCAAAGATATTTTTCCTACCACATTATCTGCAATACCATTTGATAGTACTACAACAGACCCAGTATATCAAGTTGCGACCATTAGTTTTAACTATACAGAATATACTATTAAGAACCTATTGAACAATTAAAAAATGAAACGTGATTTTGTAGAATTGTTATGGTTATTCAATTCCCCTAGAGAAACGAGAGATATTATACGATTAGACTTGCGGGAAGCAGGACTATTGTACAAATATGCTTCTCAACAATGGAAAACAATGCCAAAGACAAGAGAAGGTAATATCATATTAGAGATTGGCCGATATTGGGGCGGAACACTAATGTTACTTGCTATGGCAACCCATGACTCTAAAGTAAAAATTATTTCTGTTGATGTTGTTGAAGGTTGTCATGATCCTGATGTTGATGATTGGTTGAATGAATATGAAGAAAAAGAAAGACTAGATATTAGGACAGATAATTCGTGGGCAATGGAAAATGTACCATTGTCTATGTTATTTGTCGATGGTGATCATTCATATGAAGGAGTTAAAAGGGATTTTATTCATCATTGGAATTATTTGGATGGCCCTTGCTTAGCACATGATTATGGTGATCCAACATGTGAAGGTGTAACTCGATTTATAGATGAGTGGATCAATGATGGTTATGCTGATGGAATTGAACAATGGGGTACAATGGTTGCCCTCAAAAAATTAAAAGATTATGAAGTTTGAAGAAATACAAAAATTATGGACTAGTGATTGTGTAATGGATGAAACTGAACTATCACAAGAATCTGTTAAAATTCCACAATTACACAACAAATATTTAATATTTTATTCCAACGAAAAATTAAAATACAAAGAAATAAAATATCTATTTGCTGGCCTTGTTAAAAGAAAAAGAGATTATTATAGTGGAAGAATGACCACGGAAGAATTAGAGGCGGCAGATTGGGAGCCATTTCAATATAAATTACTCAAAGCAGATGTACAAGAATATATAGATGCGGATGATAATGTAATAGAATCTAAGAAATTACTTGCACTACAAGAGGAGAAAGTTAACTATCTTGAATCTATAGTGAAAAGTTTAACAACTAGAGGATATTTAATTAAAAATGCAATTGATTGGAAAAAATTCACAGAAGGCCATTGAAACAATTGAAATTTCGAAGAAGGATGAAGTATATCTTAAGGTTGCCTGTGAAGCTAGCGTAGCACAAGAATTGTGTGATTACTTTACATTTCAAGTCCCGGGCTATCGATTCATGCCAGCTTATCGGATGAAAAT